ATTACCTGTAACAGAAGTATTTGAATCTGCTGCTACAGTTTCATCTCCTAATGTACCTGTTCCAGCAATACCTGTAGGTAAAATAACAGCAGTACCTGTAATTGTTTCATCACCTAAAGCACCTGTTCCTGCTATTCCTGTTGTAACAATATTAGCTTCAGCTACTATTGTTTCATTACCTAATGTTCCTGTTCCAGAAACTCCTGTTGGTACTATTACTGCTGTAGCAACAATAGTTTCATTACCTAAATTAGATGTAGCACTTAATCCAGTAACACTTGTATTAGAATCTGCTACTACTATTTCATTACCAAGCGTTCCTGTTCCTTCAACACCTGTAGGTAAAACAAGTGCTTGTGTAGAAATTGTTACACTATTAACAGAACCTGTAGCAGATACTCCTGTTAATTCAACAGGTATGGATGTACCCCAAGGACCTTCATCCCAGGTACCTCTACCCCAACCTGTAATGTCAGCCATTTTTAGGCTATTCTAATAATTGCGTTTGATGCGTCTGCTGCTGGAAATTGAATAGTAAAATCACCATTGGTTGATGTTTTATCACCACCAAAATCTAATACACATACTGAAGGGTCTCCAGTTGCAGCTTCGTTATAAATTAATGCACCTCTTGCAGTAATTGTAGCTGTACTAAAAGTTAAATCATTAAAATCTGTTAATGCAGTTGTACCAGATGTTGTAGGTGTAACACTTGTTAAAAATGCACCTTTTGCTGTATATCCTGTACCACTTGCTTCATTAGTTGCTGTATATGCAGTTGTAGAAGCACTTAAAGTAGCACTACTTGTATAAAGTGCTAATTTAAATTGGTCACTTGCTGCTGTAAAATCGTGAGTAGCAGTCATTAACTCTTTTTTGAATGAAGTACACATTGCTTGTGTTATTGCCATTATAGTCTCCTAATAATATTAGCCATTTCTTTATGACCTTGTTTTTCTAATAATCCTGCTACAGTAGCTCTATCACTAGCAATAGCTTGTTTTAAATATAATAAAATAACTTGCTGTATTGTGTCTTTAAATGCTTCTGCTTGGGCTTTTACCATAGGGTCAGCGTTATCACTAATACTTACAATTTTATTTACTATTCTTTCAGTCCAATACTCAGGACTTAAACCTTTGTTATTTGTTGTTTCAACACTAACTGTTCCAACTGTTGGTTTTACATCTACGCTAAACATTATGTTACCTGTTGCCTAACTGGACCAGTTCTATAATTATCTTTAGTATTTTTACCTTCACCAAGATTTTTAAGTCTTGATACAGCTTCACTAAATCTATTTTGATAGTTTGTTAATACATCTGGTTCACCTTTCATAAATGTATATGCTTCTACTAAAGAACCATATAGCATACAATCTGGTGCATTTGTACCTAACCAACTTGTGCCATCTCCTGATGTTGTTATAGAAGTTGGTTTATATTCATAATGTAACTCTACTGTTAAATTACTATTAGGTGTAGGAGCTACAATAAAACTATCTTCATCAAATCTTGCATAATACTTAGGAATACCTGTTGAAGTTCTATCAGGATAAGCTTCTTTAATAAAAGCTACATCTTTATATAACAAATATTCATAACCACTATTATCTACTGCTAATGAATGTGATGCTAAAAAATCGGTTGGGCATGATAAATACTCATTACCATTAGTTAATGTACCTGTAACATTTTTTCTAAAAAAAGGTAGTGATACTAATTTTTGTATTCTATCTTCTGTATTAACAATAAATTCATCAAGATTATCTACAAAAGTAGATTCAGTATTATTAGAATAATCCTGTATTGCTGTTTTTAATGTTGTATATGTCCAAGCCATTATTCTGTACTCACTTTAACTGTTCCTACTTCTACTCTAGATAATATTCCTGTACCTGATACAGGGTTAAATCCAAAATATTGAGTTGATGATGTTCTACCTCTATCTGGTCTAGGATTAAATAATGATTGATTATCTGCTGTATCTAACTCACCTAATCTATATTGTGGGTGGTCAACATCAAAACAACTAGAACATACCCTTAATCCATTACGAATACCATCTTCTATTTCGTATTGTAAATCGTTTAGCTTATAAGTAAAACCACATCTATCGCAGTCTCCTAAAGCTTTCTTACCTGCTGCGTAACTCATCTATAAGCATTTGTATCAGGAACAAATTTAACTGGTGCTCGTTCTCTATCAGCATCACTTACATCGTTCCAAAGTTCATCATACCTTTGTTTTATCATAGGTACTCTATTTTGTGCTTCTGGTATTTTACAAGCTAAATTATAAGCTAGTGCATATGTTAAACATGGTAGATATCTACTAGGAACATCTGCATTATTACTTGCAACATTACCTGCATCTTCAATTCTTTTAATATAATCATATACTAAAGTATATGTTTCAGCAGAGTCAGGTGTTGCCCATAAAACAATATTGTTAGAACTAGTACCTTTATCTATATAAAACTGTGTAGGTTTTGATTGTAATAGTTTTACTGCTTGATGATTATATTGAGTTCTAGAAATTCTATTTAATCTTTGGTCAAACTGATTACTTGTATCACCTGCATCAGTTCTAATAAAAGCATCTACTACTTCTAATGCACTTGACTCTAATGCATATGTATTAGTGCCAGCAGTTAAAGCTTGTGATGCTTGTTCTATCTTCCAAAGATTTAAACCTTTGTTCTGCCATTCTAAAAATATTAAATTAAGTGCTCTTTTAGCTCCTTTATAATCATAACCTGAACGAAGTTCACTACCGCATAAATCATAGGCTTCTTCCATGATATCCGCTAAATCTAATGTAAATGCTGTAGTTCCGCTTGTTGCCATTATGCTTTTTTTCTTATGCCTATGTATTTATTTTTACTTTCTATTTCTGAATCAACTAATTCTTGTTTAAATTTATAGTCTGCTTCATCGTTTTTACCTTTAAGTAATATTGCTTCTTCTTTTTCTTTAAGTTTTTTTAATTTTTTTTGTATTGATTCTAATGATTCATTATTAGTATCACGACCAGAACTAAATCTATTTCTTTTCATAATTAATTCCTAATTAACACTTCCACCTTCTACGAGCCTGCCTTATTCTTGAATTAGGGTCGTTTCTAGTTTTTGCTGAACTTCTTTTAAGTTGTCCTAAAGACCTTGCACAATAAGACTTTCTGCGTTTTGCAGCCTTACTGCCTTTTTTTACTTTACCTGTTACTGCTGTTTTTAACTTAGAGCCAGGGTTTAATCTTCTATAAGCTTTAACCCCAGCTTTAGTCATACCAGCTCCAGACTTTGTAGGTCTAAAGTTTTTTTTATTTCTAGCGGGCATTTTAGCCCTTTTACGCATAGACATTTATTTGCCTAAGACTTACCGCCTTTAGCCATGCCTTTAGTTTGTTTCTTTTTCATAGCTGGTGCTGAAGTGCTACCACCGCCAAACATTCTTTTAACATAATTTTTATATGTTTCTGTTTTAGCTTCTTTACCAACTTCAGTCATTTTACCGCCAGACATACCATACTTAGTTTTTTTACCGCCTGACATTCCATATTTAGATTTTTTCATAATTCACCTATTTTTTAGATTTTTTTGCTACAGCTTTTTTCTTAGCTGGAGCTTTCTTTTTAACTGGTTTTTTACCGCCAACATAAGCTTCGTTAATGTCAGGTGTAGATGGGTCATCTGCTACAAGTTGCCCTTTAACATTTCTTGCTCTCTCACCATTCATCTCTGCACACTTACGTTCTGCATCTTCTAAGTCTGGGTCTGGACCAAATACAGGTCTATAGATACCATCTGCATCAAGATGTAAAACTTTATATTGTGCTGGAAATTCACCAGTTTCTGATATTACATATTTTTTTGCCATAATTAATTCCTATTAATCAGAATATACTTTAACCATTTCTAAAGTAATGGAATAAGTATCTCCTGAAGTGTGACCTTTAGTAGTAAATAAGATATCTCCTGTTTTACCACTACCTGCATTATTTGGTATACCGCCAAAGTCTTTAAAGTCCATATGTCCATTACTACTTTCAGCAAGTTCCATTAGTAGAACATTACTTGTAGCATCTAAGAACATTTGAACAGACATACCTACGATAGCGTGACTAACTCGCATAACTCTAACTTCTGAACAGGCTACACCTGCTGCATTAGAAGCCAAAGCAGATACATCTACCTTGGCTACTGCGGATTCTCCTGTGCCATCGCTGACATTTGTAAACTTCATAACACAATTTCTTTCACCATCAATTATGGTTTGTGTTGTTACTGCATCAGCCATAGTTATCTCCTAAAATTATGCGTCAGCAAATGGAGTTACTAAAGTGCCTGAACCTAATGTGATTCCTTCTACTGCATACTTAGCACTACCTATTGCAGTTACTGTAATAATGCTTCCTGCTAATCCACCTTTAGTTGAGCCATTTAATGTAATGACATCATTATCTGCACCAGAAATAAAAGTTTTACCTGTTGCATCACTAACACCAGTATATAAACCACCTACGAATTTATCTGTACCATCTGTAAGAATATCCATATCAGTAGCTGCTGTTTCTACTACA